ATGACCCGCCCCGTCAACAGCGTCGTCATCGAACACGCGAAGCGCTCCGCTCTGGTCCTCGACGGCAACGAAGTAAAGCTCCGCCTCGAGGCCGAACGCGCCCATGCAAAGACCCCGGTTCACGTCGATTGGGTCCGCTTCACCGTCCTGCTGCGCAACGCTCCTGCCCCAGCCGTCGAAGACCTGTTCCCATCCGACGACTTCGATCCCCTGTCCGCCCACCAGCGCGACCAGTGCCGCGTCAACCTCGACCGCATGCGCAAGCTCCTGCGCGAGCTTCCTGACGCCGATTTCTGCGCCTCGGTGCAAGCGAAAGAGCTTGGGGAACAGGTCTGCGAAGCCCTCGGCCCTGAGTTCTCGATCTACCCCGAAGTTCGCAAGGGGCACGACTTCTATCGCTTCCGCTGGAGCATCGTGCGCAATGAGGTAGAGGTCGGCTGGGTCGGCTATCTCGCAGCCGGTGACAGCCCGCGCCAGAGCGGCCAAGCCAAGAGCATGCACGTCAACCTCTACGGGTCTGCGTGCACGTTTGCCCGTCCTGGCTGGAACCTCGATGTGGCGAACCTCATGGACTACACCGGGGCCACCATGACCCGTTGCGATCTGGCTCTCGACTTCTTCGACGGCCTGTCAGGTGGCATGGAGCGCGTCCGCATGGACTACCGCCAGGGCCTGTGCAACTCCGCAGGGAAAAAGCTCGCCGTGAACATGGTGGGCGACTGGGAGAACGGCCGCGAACGCTCGTTCTACCTGGGCAGCAAAGAGGCTGGCAAACAGACCAACGTCTACGAAAAAGGCCACCAGCTTTTCGGCAAAAAAGACGACTCCCCATGGATTCGCGCAGAGCTGCGCTACGGCAACAAGCTGCGCGAACTGTCCACGGACATGCTGCGCCGGCCCGCTGATTTCTTCGCTGGTGCCAGCGACTGGCACGCCCAGCTACTGCGCGAAGCCGATGCCGTGGCCACGCCTGAAAAGGTGCTCACCGATGGCCGCTTGCCGCTGGAAACCATCGAGGCCGAAGTGACCCGCCACGTCCGTTGGACCACTGACGTTGCCGGCGCAAACCTCGCTCTTGCCTTCGAGCTGCTCGGCGTCGAGCAGTTCATGGAAATCGTCTGCAACCGCAAGCTGCCCGGCCGCCTCGGCCGCTTCACCCTCTCCGAGATTCGGCGCGCCTATGGCCGCGCCCACCACCGAGTTCATCAGGGCGCTGACGCCGGCCACGTCGCTGCATAGCCCTTCACTCAGGCCATAGGAAACCACCATGCGATTCAACTCCCAAGTCACCGTCCACGGCATCAAGGAAAGCAAAGGTACGTTCGAAGGCAAGCCCTTCAGCAGCACCACCTTCCACGCCGAAGTGGACCTGAAAGAAAACGGCGCAGGCCGCAGCCTCGGCCGCGTCACCCGGCCGTTCAAGATCAACGACGCCGCCGAGTTCGACAAGTGGGCACACCTCGGCAACGCCTTCCCGATCCAGTGCGATGCGGTCTTCGAAATGGAAGCCTCCCGCGAGGACGGCACCCGCCTCGTACTGGTCGAAATCAAGCCCTCGGCCCGCGCCAAAGTCGCCGCCTAAATGCGCCTGCTCATCCAGTCTCAAACCACTGGCCGATTCCTGTGCCCGTCGCTGGAAGACGGGACGCCGGAATGGGTGCCCAGCCTGCGCGAAGCGGGCGGGGGTGTCGTGTTCGACGTCGAGTCCGCGCACCAGCTGGTGCACGACTGGTGTGAGCCCGAAGACCTCCCGCAACTCATTGACCTCGACCGGCTAGGCACCGAGTCCGATTACCTCCCTTGAAAGGCAACCCATGCACAACGATGAAGACGTGGAAATGGCCTGCATTCAATGCGGCGCCATCTTTGGAATGGACGACATCGAGGACTTCGATGACGTGCATTGCCCCGAGTGCGACAGCACCAACGTGATCGGCGCCAGCGAGATTGGGCAGTGACGCGCTTTCTCGTCTGCGTCAGCGAAGTGACCCCATGCCCGGTGTCCGACCAGACATGGGTAAGCCTCGCCGAAATCATCGACCCCGCAACGCTCGGAATTACCCCTGCGTTCGTCGCCAAAGCCTTGGCAGTCGGTTTCGCGTTCACCTTCGGCGCTTACCTCCTGGGCTGGTTCCTCTCCCTTGCCATAGGGCTGATTCGAAAGGTATGAGTCGCCAGCGTTGAGCCCTCCTGGCTCACCGCTGCCGATTTGGCAGCACTCAACTCCATCAACCAAGGAAACCAAAATGAAGCTCTACACCCAAGCCCGCAAGTACGGCGCCAAGATCACCGTCGCAGCCACCACGCTGGCCCTGTCCGGCATGGCGATGGCCCAAAGTACCGGCAGCGACCCCATCGGCGAAATGCTCGACGCTGTGGGCCTGTCTTCTGTTACTGCCAAGGTCGTCGCCGCCTGTCTGGTGGTGGTCGGTATCGCCCTGGCATTCAAGGGCCCCGATGTCGCCAAGCGCGTGATCCGCAAGGTCTAAGCGCCATGGCTACAGCCGCCCTTGTCGCCCTCACCGTGGCCCTGCTAGCCATGCTTGGCGCCATGGGCGGCGCCTGTTTTGTTCTCGGCGTGAAGTCTGCTTTATGACTCCCCAGCTCATCCGCATTGCCGCGCTTTCCATTGCCGCGATGCTCAGTCAAAACGTCCACGCCATCAACAAAGGCCAGATGGGCCAGTTCCGTTATTCCGGCTCCGGCAATAGCGTCAGCATCAAGCCGAACCAGTCCGGCTCCAGCGGCTCACTATCCGGCATCGCCGACATGCGCGGGTCCATCGGCACACCCATCGGTAACACTGGGTGGTATCGCGGAGGTAACGCTCCTGGCAGCGGGTCCACTGGCACCACCATGCACATGGGTCATAACGGCGACGTCTTCATTGCTGGCACAAAGTACCCATTTCAAGCCGGTTATCAGGTCCCTAAAAAGAACGTAGTGGAAGCGCTTGGCATCCTCTGCAAGAACCCTGTTATTTGCCTAGGCCTGTCCCTTACTGCTCCTGCCATCGTCGATTGGTTGAACAAGGGCAATGTTGGCATCAACACTAATGAGGCCGACTACCCTGAGAAGCCTTTCACACTGAAGCCTGAGTACCCTGGAAAAGAGTTTCGCCTCAACGGTGGTCAGATGTGGCACGCCTCGCCTGAGGCTGCATGCGCTGAGGCGGTAAAGCAAATTGCCGCACAGTACTCGCCAAAGCTAGAAAAGGTCATAACTGGGAACGGCAGGCCCATTGCTTGCCGCGTTACTTACAAGCCAACTGCGAACCAAAGTTCTTTTCAGGATTTCGCGCTTGATGACCGCGACACCATCACTTACGACAACCTTCCAGCCTCCATGGACGATATTGCGCCCTACATGGACGCCCCTGAGGTCACGCCGAATGTGGTGCGCGATCTGCTCGACAAAGGTGCTGACATCAATCTCCCTAGCGCACCTACTGTCAGCGGGCCCACCGAAATCAAGGGCCCAATCAACACGACCAAAAACCCGGACGGCTCCACCACCACCCGGCAGACCATCAATAACTACCGCACCGAAGGCAACCGGATCACCAACATCAGCACCGTGACGGTCACCAACACTTGCACCGCGGCCGGCTCATGCACCAGGACCACCGATGAGACGAAGCCGGACCCCGACACTCCCGACGATGAACAGCCGGACGACACCGCGAACGACACCGCCTTGCCTGACGTCCCCAAGCTCTATAAGCGCAAGTATCCGGATGGCTTGGTCGGCGTCTGGAACAGCAAAAAGGACGAGCTCAAGCAAACCAGTTTGATGACCTTCGCTGAGCAGCTCATGCCCACCAGCTTCGTTAGTGGCACCTGTCCTCGATGGCAGCTCGACCTGAGCTTTGAAGCCTGGGCCGACTACGGTGTGCGTGAGGTTGAGTACCCGTGCTGGCTTTGGGACGTCGCAAAAACGATCGTCATCGTCTCCGCCTTGATCCTCGCCCGCGCACTCATCTTTGGAGGCTGACATGGGACAGTTCTTCACCATGCTGTTCTCGAAGATCGCCGGTGCTGTTGAGTGGTTCGGCAAGCTCTTCGTCGCAGTCTTCGAGGCCCTGTGGGACTTCATCCGCGATGCCGTCTGCTGGCCGTTTGAACAAGTCATGGATATCGTCGTATCAGCCGTCAGCGCGATAGACCTGTCCGGCCTCAGCTCGCACGTCGGCGCCTGGGGAAGCCTGCCCGCCGAACTCATCAACGTCCTCGGCCTGCTTGGCGTCGGCCACGCTGCCGCCATCATCGTTGCGGCCATCACCATCCGACTGCTGTTGCAGCTCATCCCATTCACGCGGCTCGGATCATGATCAACGGATTGGAAGGAATTCCCGGCTCTGGCAAGAGCTATGAGGCCGTCGCTTATCACGTCCTTCCCATGCTCCAGGCCGGGCGCAAGGTCATCACCAACTTGCCGTTGCTGGTGGACATGTTCGCTGCTATCGACCCCAGCTATCGCGGTCTCATTGAGCTGCGGCGCAGGCCCGCAAAGGTGCTGGGAACGTGGGATGCCGACCGCATGGATGAGGACGGCAATGGGCAAGCGTTTGAGCTGTTTCCGGACCCTGCGATGGCGCAGCCTGCCCCTCACCATGTCAGCGTGTTTGGACACGTTTGGGACTATTACAGCGACTGGAAGCATCCAACCACTGGCCGCGGGCCTGTCTTCATCGTCGATGAGGCGCACGTCCCATTGCCGAAGAACGAGACCGATAGGCAAGTTGTCGAATGGTTCAAGCTCCACCGGCATTTCAATGCAGACGTGTTGTTGATGACGCAGTCATTCCGAGATATCAACCAGCCTATCGCCGGGCTTCTCGCCATGCTGGTCATCTGCCGCAAAGCGGACATTCTCGGCAAAGAGGAGTCTTATATCCGCAAGGTCAAAGGCGGATACAGAGGTGCTGTGATCAGCACTGAATTGCGTCCCTACAAACCCGAGTTCTTCCCCCTCTACAAGTCCCATACGAATGGGAACAGCGTGGCGGAAAGTGCTGCCGGCGATGTATCGCCCACCATCGTCAGGCTGCGTCGCTTCACGTGGGCGTTTTGGGCCTTCACCATCCCTGTGTGCGTGTGGGCCTTCTGGCCGTCCGGCAAGCCTACGCCAAAGCCGATCCAGACCCGCACGACGACAATCCAGACCACGCAGTTACCTCCACCAGGCGAAGCCCGCGCCGTGCCGGTGTCTGCCGGGCCTCCGACCACGCCTGCAGCTCCACCAGCTCCGACCAACGTCATTGAGTCGGCCACCGAAGTTCCTGAGCCATACGCCACGAAGGGACTGCACCTGACAGGCCGCATCGCCATGGGCAAGCGCGTCGTCTACACATTCAGCGTGTCCGCCAGCAATCAGCGTGTGACCACCATCGACAGCACGGAACTCATCGCGGCGGGTTACAAGTGGGAACCGCTCACCGACTGCGCAGGTACCCTGCGATGGAAAACCAAGGCGATGGCCATCACCTGCGACGCGCCTGCAATTGCAGCCGGAACGAGCGACAAACCCCACGTGATCGCTGTGCCTGTTGGTGGTGGCGCACCTGTCGGATCGAGCCACGACATGCCCCGCACTGTGCCCATGCCCAGCACGCCCGCGCATGACCCCACACGCATTACGCAGGCCGACATAACGCCCGGATTGAGGCTGCGCAACCCGACATATTCAGGCCCTGCGTCATGAAACGCTATCCTTCGTCTGCATGACAACCCACAAAGATGATGAGTACTGGCGGAAGGTGCGCGCGGATCAGGCCTATGCTCGTCGTCGTGCTGCGTCTCGCTATGAGTACGTGCCCAACTGGGAGTTTTACCGTGAGCCTTCCACTCCTCCCGAGCCTGTGAAGACGCCGCGTCCACTGCTACCCATCTTCGCCGCCATTTGCCTTATATGCTCCCTGGCTTATTCCCTGGTGAGCTTCTTTTTCTCTCGTTGAGTCCGCGTCATGGGCGCAAGGTCTCGCCTTTCGTAACGCGCAAGTCCGCTCGCAGTTGGACCGATGAAGCTTCACAAGTCGCTGTTACATCGCGCTCCATTGTTCCATACGCATGTCTACCAGCCTCGCCTTAAATGGATTCATGGTCGAGGTGTCGCAGCTAAACGCAAGTCCCAGCGACCGGCACGACTGGCGGACAGCCGCGCTCAGCTCTCGCGCCTTGCGTGCTGCCTCCTTCACCCAGGCTGGCGTCCGCTTGGCTTCCGGATACCGCACCATGCCGGCCGCCTTGAATGCGCGAGCCCGATCAGCCCGGATCGCCCGCAGAACCCGCGTCGTCGGCCGTGGCAGCGCCCACACCAGCACGCGGCCGAAGTTCAGCACCAGCTGCAGCGCCATGGCTTCGGGAAACTTGCGGTAGTTAGCTGCGATCAT